AAAACATCATGTTTACAAAGGTGTTTTCTTTACTGAAACAGACGCGGAAAAACACTTAAAATTAAACCATTATCATTATTCAAGTGAAGCCGTGACATATGTTCATCACGCATGGCGCGCGCCTGAATTGGAGCAATTCTTTAAATCAGTTGGTGAACTATGCGGAGTAGCTTTTAATGACAAATAAGATGAAATTATGCCCAGTTGAGCCCACGGATGAGATGGTGTTGAATCTTACGAGCCAATATATAAGCGGAAATATAGCACTTGATATTGAAAAATACAAAACCATGATCGAAGAGTGTGAGACTGTTGAGGTGGTAGATGCTGAAAATTTAAATAAGGATTATTGTAACTGCGTGCATTGCAGCGGCTGGGATAGCTGCTTAAGCCACCTAACCGCCAACGGATATAAGATTGTAAAGGTATGCGACAATGACAAATAGATTTAAGGATGCGCTAGAGGATTACCGTAAAGGTGAGCTATTTTATCCAGCGGACGATTTTAACGAATTAGATGTTATCGAATGGCTGCAAGATTATCAGGTTACCGTTAAGAAAGCCCTATCCATATGCTCCGACCTTGCGGAAAGCGAGCAGTTTCGGGAGTTGGTGGAGAGTGGTGAATTAGCTACAGAAGGTGAGTGGGAGTTGAATAAGGCACATGATCTTTGGACGGAAATAAACCGTGGCGCTGGACTTAATCACAAACTAATTGCGGATTGTGTCACAGAAAAAGATAACTTATTCATAACCAAAGCCGCCAACGCTCGCAAGCTGCTCAAGGATATTTTAAATAAGATTGAGGGTTGTTGATATGCTTGAAGAGTGGAGAGAGGTAATAGGATATGAAGGTTATAATGAGGTCTCTAATATTGGTCGTGTAAGAACAATGGATAGATTTATAAAAAATAGATTGGGCGCAGTCAGGTTTTATAAAAGTAGAATAATAACACCATTTACCGAAAAACATGGACATCAAACAGTTTCATTAAATAGGCATAACATTAAAATTACTTGCCTCGTGCATATATTGGTTTTAGAAGCATTTATTGGTAAGCGCCCTAAAGGTCTGGTCACGAGGCACTTAGATGGAAATCCAAGCAATAATAAACCGTGTAATTTAAAATGGGGAACACCTTCTGAAAATCAACAAGATAGAAAGACACACGGCACATATCATTACGGCGAAGCGTGCGTGCAAGCGAAATTAACAAACAAACAAGCAGAACAAATACGCAAAAGATATGTAAGGGGTAGTTCCGATAACGGGCTAAAGTCACTAGCTGATGATTACAATGTGTCTATACAGATAATAAGTTATATAATTAACAAAATAACATATGTGGCGAGAGCTTATACAGGAGATTAACCAATGACAAATGAAGCACTGGAAGCGTACGAAAGACTAGCTGAACTAATTAGGGATGAAATACGCGGAGATGGTTTAGGAGAAACTATGGGGAGTCTCATGATACCTATACGAAAAGCCATAACCGAGAGCGAATGGCAGGATATATCAAGCGCGCCTAAAGATGGGACAAAGATATTAATGGGTAAATCTTCTGTTGTAAAATCAGATTGGCTTGAAGCTGTTGGTAGTTATTGGGGGAAGCGTGGAAACACAACATATAATAGTTTTGTTCGCACAATGAGCGGAGGAACACAAGACTTTAAACCATCACATTGGACGCCACTACCACAACCACCACAGGAGATTGAACGATGAGTGAGAAATTAAACATAGCAGGGTTTTTGATAAACCATGGTTTTGATGATGCCGCAGCTTTAATATTGGATAACTATATAGAAGCCCTACAAGAACCAGAGCAGGTCGATGTTGATATGCAAGAACTGCACCTGCATCTTAAAAAATCAGGAAGCGATAGAGACGTTTACACCAAACCTGTAATAATAGCTACGTTGGACTATTTACGTGATAATAATTATTTACGCGCACCACTAGATAAGGTGGAGGGCTTGGAGGATGCTTTAAAAGATATATACGGATACGACCTTGAACACATAGAAGATATGGCAATGTTAGAAAGAGGTACTATCATGACAATATTAAAAGCAGCACGTAAATACATGGAGTTAAGCGATGGATAAAGAACTAAGAAAAGCGCAGAACACTTATCACAAAGCACAAGCTAACCTGATAAAAGAGCGTAACCGAGTGTTTCCAGTGCTACCTAGCAACCTGCGAAGTATATTTGTTCGTGCAGCTAACGAAACAGAAGCGGCGGAAGTGATTAATTATTTAAGACATACGGATCATTATAAAAGCGAAATGTTTTACGAATGCCCGTATTTAGACCACGAACCAATTGAGCATTCGAAAGATTGTTTATTTTATAATTTTAATTAAGGAGCAATGAGAATGACAAAAACTAAAATTGATATAACACATCCGCTATTTAAAGAAACGGCGACCGATTGCCTTAGTATTATAAAACAAAAAGCCGAGTTATACTCAAAAGATAAATTGGCGCAAATAGAATTTACTTTATCCGTAACACTATTACTACATGATTGTGCAGCAGATACAGCGGATGAGTTAGGCGTATCTATACATAAGGGGCAGAATAATGACTAAAGCACATAAAGAAGTATGGGTTACCGAATGGGACAATGGATTAGGCGGAAACCTATTTTTCTATGCGCCTATTAACCCAAACGCAGTAAAATACATTCGCGCAGATTTAGTTAATGTAGCATCACCAAGCGCAGCAGATTACGAAGCAGGGGATTAGTATGATTAACCACACAGTTAAATTCAACACATACGCAACGCAATTGCATCCTGTCTTAAGCAGCAGCCTTCGCACTGCGTATATAAGGGCTACCAATACAGAGGAGGCAGCGGCGGCACTAAATTATATATTGGACACAGAATATTACACAGCGAGTTTATTCTTTGAATGTCCAGATATAAATAAAGAACCCGCGTGCGTGCCAGAAGGTTGCGTATTTTGTAATTTTGATAAGGAAATCTAAACATGACTATAATAACAAACCCAAAGAAGCTAGCTTTCATCAGAAAGAATTACAGCTCTATGACCGCAAGAGAGCTTGCCGACAAGCTCTATCTAACAGAAGCTAGGATTAAGGCGTTGGTTGCGAAACTAGGACTTAGCAAGGCGCATCCTAAACACAATATATGGACAGACGAGCGAATAAAAATATTATGTGAAAATTATACAATAATGACAGCAGCAGATTTAGCAGAGAAACTAGGTGTCAGTCGCAATACAGTTATAGGTAAAGCCAATCGTATGAGATTAAATGGCGGTTTTAAAGGTAGGCGCAAACCTCCTATGGACGACAAAGATATAGAAATCTTTAGAACTCTAATCGCAAGGTACGCACCAATAACAGTTGCAAAGAAAATGCGTAGACCATTAAGTGAAATTACTTCTGCTATGGCATTGTATGCTTTAAGAATAAAAGTTAACCCAAGAGGATCTGCACCACAACATAAGTGCGTAGTACAGACCAATTTAAGCAGAACCTTAATAAGCTTAGATCGTAAGCAGTGCCACTCACCGTTAGATGATGATACATGGTGCGGTGACCCTGTAGCGGATGGCAAGCCTTACTGCAAGGAGCATTGCGCTATAAATTATAAACCTAATTCGAAACCGAAAACACAAGACCCAGCAAGGAAATATTAATATGTTCATAATCGGCGCACTATTATCAAGACTACACGGGTCACCTTTTCCATTAGGGCATGTGTGGAAATCATTATTATGGGCGTTACCGTTTGGGGTATTTGCTTATTTCTATATCGGTTGGTGGTGCTTACTTGTGCTGGGCGCATGTGCAGCGGGTAAGGCAACAGGACATGGAAGAGGGTTATCACTAGACAGACCCAATACAATGATTGGGAAATCAGAGCGGCTGGAGTTCTTGTTACGCCCTGTCTATTATATACTTCCTGTGTATTGGTATAAATGCGCCATATTAGCCATCACAGGGCTTGCAAGTGTATTAGCGTTTAGTGTTGCCTTATTGTTCGTTAATCCATTGTGGGGCGCGGTATCGGCAATTGGTGGGCTATTTAAGTGGTTGGGTTATGGTGTTTCTCTAAAGTTAGGCGTTAAACATTACACGGTCATTGGTGAATACGTATCAGGCGCGCTAGCTTATGTGGTGCTTGATGTTATTTTAGTTATGGAGTTTTTGTTATGAAATATAAACGTAAAGAAATTATAGGCGATTGCACGCTGTATCTTGGCGATTGTTTGGAGGTTATGCCAACGCTTGGAAAGGTCGATGCGGTTGTTACAGATCCGCCTTATGGGATAGGGTACGATAAGTATGCCGCGTCCTGTTCTGGCAAACAAGGTGGTGCTGCAAAAAAATCTAATTACAGAAAAACCGATTGGGATTCAGAACCGTGTTCAGAAGAAATGCTTAACGTTATGCTTAACGTTAGTAATTATCAGGTTATTTTCGGGGGCAATTATTTTGATTTACCTGTCACTAGGTGTTGGCTTATCTGGGATAAAGAAAACGGTGATACTTCATTTGCCGATGCGGAGTTGGCATGGACAAACCTTAAGACATCTACACGGTTATTTAAACATATGTGGAACGGCATGCTTAGAAAAGGAGGCGAAGAGAGGAATGGTCATCCTACACAAAAGCCTGTTGAGGTAATGAGGTGGTGTATAGAAAAACTGCCAAAAGATACAGAAACAATACTCGACCCATTCATGGGTAGCGGCACAACAGGAGTCGCATGTGCAAAGCTAGGCTGGATGAAACATATTTCGATATAACTTGTAAGCGCATTAAAGAAGCATACGAACAACCAGATTTATTCATTGAGCCGCCGAAACAAGTAATACAAGAGGAATTATTATGAACCAACCTGATATAATACTGCTAAACATATTTGTAATAGCCGCAGCAGTGATGAACATTACATTCATGCTGAAATACTACGCCGAGAAGAATAAGAACATCGGTCTGGAAAAAGAGGTAAAAATTCTTAAATACAGGTTATTGAATAAACGTTTAGATATTGAAGTTTAGCTACCTACATTCCTTGTCAACTGGCTTATCAGAGCACAGGCAATCATATGTTGCTGCTTCGTCTATTGATCCGATCCATTCAGGGCGCGTAATCAAACAGTAATTATTATAGCCCGAAGCGGTCACGCAGCTTGCGAGCAAGGGAATCATCAGCCCTAGCACGAGCAATAGCATCATTTGTTTTCTTAACATTATCTAAAGTCTCCTCTGCGGCTTTTAGCTTAGCATCCTGCTTACCAATATGACGAGCAAGAACCAGCGGAATAATCGCTTTGAATAATCCGCCGATAAAAGCTAATAAAGTGTTAAGCATTATTTATCCACCGAGACAAGAGTTAAAATAGTAAGATCACCATAACTCTTACTCTCGTAGAGTTTTGGCGTGTGCTTCTTACCTATCTTTTTAACAGCTTCTTTAACTGCATCGCTAATATTTGTCATTACTTATATCCTGTCAAAAACTTACTTATATAAAAGTTATAGCAACATCTTGATACAACTGATTAAACTCGTCTTAACTTCATAACGTTACTTATATCACGCGCAAACGTTACTTATATCACGCGCAAACGTTACTTAAACACTGGTGTTTTTGTAACAAAGCGCAACGCTAAATTAATAACTGTAATACCAAAAGCATAAGCAGCTAAAAGATTACCCTCAAGCCCTAGCTCTACTCCACTTACTTCAAGCACTGGCATAATCGCCGCAATTATATTAAATACTACTGTTTTCCATCCTGTCATATCATTTTCCTTCTCTTATCCAATCAGTAACTCTGATTGCCCTTTCGGGTGTTTGTTTCGCCCATTTACTCTTTAAAGCATTATCTGCGGCGGCTTCATAATCACCCTGACTTATATACTTTAACGTATTTTTGAACTTTAGTAAACCATTGATGCCGAGCTGAAACGCCATGTTCAATAAGGCACGCTGCACTGGGAACGGTAAGCTAGTAAAGTAATCTAGTTTACTTCCTAGCTCGTTATAAGAACGCACAATGTCATTCTTTAGTAAATACTCTGCCTCTGCCTCTGATATACCACCGCCTTTGCGCCGATCGATTAACCTGCCATATCCTATAGTAAGGTATGTTAGGTGGTCGTTATAGGCATAACGAGAAAACCCCTCATCAGCTTTTAAATCGTCACAAAATACTTGATTCAAATCAAGTTGCTCATCTTTCTTTTTTCTCAACCAACACATTATTTTATCAACATCCCTAACGATTTCAATATTGCAAACAATCCACTACCACCAGCAACGCCACCAACAGCAGCACTAATTGATAAATCTGATAACTTTGATTTAACACTTGTTGAATTCTCCACTGTACTCTGTAGTTTATCTATTTGCTCTTTGTTGTATTTAACAGAAGAGATAACACCGCTACGATGCGATTCACACTCATGCAACATGTTTGTTATATTACCCAAAGACAAAGACACCCCGTCCACCTTATCTTTGATATGCTCTACATTAGTTTGCAAGACCGCTATAGATGTCTCAGTCGTTTCAGTCACTTTAAACCCCATTATTTTACATACACACTATATAGTTATAACCAATTTTTTATTAAATAGCTAGTAAATATCTTTTCACTTAGGCTTTCTTGATCTAATCTCTTTGCGCTTCTTTAGCACATCACGAAACTCAGGACGTGTTGGCATAGCAGGATTCTGGTCATAGAAGTCCTCGATAAACCGCGTGGCTTGCTTCATAACCTCTGCGTCTGTGGCGGCTATTTCGGATTGCCAATCATGCAATAATTTATCAGCTATTTCTTGCTCTATCATGGCGCGGATAACCCACTTAGTTTGCCAAGTGCCCTCGACTTGTTCAACTCCGTCTTCCTCAGCGATAAAGCCCTCATCTGTTTCAGACATAGGTAAAACTGTAAATGGCGCGTAGCCGTTATCCTCTAGCCAATCCTCACTCGCACCTGTTGCTGGAAAGCTCACGTTTTTGTGCTCTTGCCTTAATTGTTGGAGGGTGTAAATTTCTTCTGTTGTTGTTTCTATATACATTTTATTCTCCTATCGGTGGCGAAATCGTTGCCTGAGTTATAGTGCCTACTTTTGTTAAATTGTTGCCGTTGCCCGACACGTCAGTGCCTATATAAAAATCATCTTTAAGATAGAAGCCATCAGAGCCGTATGCGCCAGCATATTCAATCGGCTTCCATGTACCGTCGAGCACACCAAAATCAGTAACAGCTTTTGCTGTGCCGTCAATAAAATGAGCTTCAGCCATATCACCTTGCCAATACCATGTAGGGCTTCCTGTAGCATATCCACTAACCGTCACGAGTCCACCATTTATAAATTCTGATACTGTTGTGCCACTCATTGTAAGAGCTACACCATCAATATAAACAGTTATTGTATTACTTGAACATTTGATACAAACATGAAACCAAATACCTGTTGACGTAAACGTTTCAGTGCTGGTAAGAGAGCCACCCAAGAAATTATTATTAATATTGAACTGGTTTGAGGGGTTGAATCCAATAGCAAAACGATTTTGAGCGTGCGACGATGTCATCGAGCCGAAAAACTTCTTATAAGCAGATATTACATCTCGCTTAAGCCATACAGAATATGTCCAAGTCGACTGTGCTCCTGATTTTGTTCTCCAAAGGTAATTTGTACCCGTGGTTGCTGATGTACCTGTAGCAATTGTATATCCAGCCATACCACCAGCCGCACCCATCATTAATCTACGTGTATTATTCATTATGATACATCCAAACCAGAGGCAAATCCGTTCCAAATTGTGCCTCCATCAATAGTAGTGAATACGAGGATATCCACACCCGACGCTGTAAGCGTTGGAGCAGCTCCACCTGCCCAAGCAACGGATGCCGACCAATTAACAGTTTGAGAACCCCCGTTTGTAAGATAGAGAGTAAACCCCTCATCTTTGCCCGCAGCAAGAGGGTTACTAAATGTGAAAGTATTAGTAGAGGTGTCTACTGTGGCGGAGACTGCACGTCCTAAATCAAGGTCAATATCTTGTGTACCCCCACCAGTCGAACCGATAATGTTTACCGTCTTATCTTCGCCTGCAACCGCAGTTCCATCCGCCTTGAAATAAACAACCCTAAACGCATCCACCGCATCCGCATATACAAATCCGAAATCACCCGCCGCCGTGGTGATATTTGCGCCACCCTGTAGGGTAATCCCGCTACCGTGTGTTAATGTTAGAATGCCATCGAAGATAATCTTACGCCACTGTCCAACGCTTGACGCATCGGTAAAGTCCGTAATCGTGGTTGTGCCTGTGATATGAAGCGTATTACCATCATCGCCGCCGAATATCTCCGTGGTTGTCGCAGAGGCAACTGGCGCGCCTTCGCTTTCGTTTATGGCTTTTGAGTTGGTATCTAGTGCGCCGCCGAGTTGTGGGGTTGTGTCATCCACAATATTATCTAAAAACGCGCCAAGATCAACATCCTCATCAGGCATTGTGATTGTGCGCGTTGTTGCTGTGCTTATTGCACTAAGATCATAATCAATCTCTTTTGTGTTGTCAGCTACATTGAATATACGGAAAAGATTATCTGAAAATTCTGTCCCTACCGCAGAAGTCCCGCCCCCACCAACCAAAGATGCTCGGCGTAAATCTTTTGTCTCTACAACTGTTATTGTACCAGAATCAGCCGTTTGATGTCTAATAACAATTCTAGCCACTAAGAATCCTGTACCTATAAAGGCATCAGGCATAGCAGTATTACTGTAATTTAGTGGATCGTTTAAAGCATCGGTACTGTTACTGTAAGAACCAGAAGGAGTATTAACATATAATTTACAATCAGCTTCATTTTGAGAAGCTACGGCAAAAACCACTAGTGAATAATATGTATTATTACCTCGTAAAGTTGCACCTAATGAATCGGTATCTATTGTACTGAGATCGGTAACCCTATCATAAGCAGTTGTGGAATCATTAACAACAAACGCTTCATCACCTGTCTGCATATCTCTAGCTGGCATTACGTGCTTGTGGAGCTGCAAAACAGTACCTGAAACATTGGAAAAATATAAGTTGTCAATAGCCACACCCTGCACAACAACGGTTGAAGTAGGATCAACACCAGAAAGCCATGTTGCGTTTTGACTTCTTATCCAAGCGTTTGCATGAACTAAGTGACCATTACCATTACCGATCTCATTATTCCATTGATGATGTTTGTAAGCTCCATCGGTTTGAACCCCTAAAGCACTTTGTATTAAGGAAGTAGCTATTGGAGCATGAGTAGTTGCTGGAAAACCTGTGGTATTAGAGGTTAATGTTAGCACCCCGCTACTTTCAGTGATGTAAATAAAGTTTGCTGTTGGGGATGTATCACTACCAGCAGTCAATACAACAGTATCAGGAGTTGGGTCAGTTTCTAGAGTAAAATTAGTGCCGTTAAACTGAACACGTACATCATCCCCACCATCACGCTCAACACTAAAAGTAACAACCGATCCACTAGATGTAATACTTGTTATAATATCATCAATTACAGCACCGTTAGCGAAGTTGTCTATATTACTAACGCCATCACTAACGCCTTGCGCAACATGTCTTGCTATAACAGGTCTATGGTCAACAATAGTATCTATACCTGCTGCGCCTTCTTTAACTACTATTTTTGCTACAGGGACTATATCAGATAAACCAAAAATACCGAAATCAAACTGCTGTTTTTTAGCATCTTCTCTGGTCACATACTGTGCCGTAGATATCTTTAGGAAATAAGAGCCTTCAGGATTCACACTTCTCATTAAAGAGTGTACTGCCCAACGCCCTGTATCTAAATTAACTAAAGCAGAACCATCATCATATTGCTGCGGATTAACTATTGTACCTTCGCTCAACAAGAAAGGCGCGTATGACACCATTCTAAAGCCAGTTATGTCGTCAGTCTGAGCAACAGTTTGAGACTTAGAACTTAGGTCGCAATAACTCAAAGCTGCTACGTCTAGTTGGAACGGTGTCGATCCATTTTCAGTTATAACGCCATTACCTTGGGCAAAATCGTAAACTGCACCGTAATTATTCTTACGCTCTAGTCTTTCGTAATAACCTGCATGATTTACGATATACCTGTCATCTCTTATAGTTTCAATATCTGAACCAGCCCCAGATTGACCAGAAACTGCCTGTGCTCTTCCTATAGGAATAATGGTTTTAAGTTGCGTATCTGTCCAATCTGTATCTTGCTCTACGATACCAGAAGCATCTAAGCCCATATAATAACGACTCTCACCAGCCGAAAAAGCCCCAGCTCTAGCAGTTTCACCAGCGAAGGTGTATTTTGTTCCTGCGATATAATAATCAACTGCTGTAATATCTGTTTTAGTGATGTCTGTATTAATAGTCACGGCAGGAGTTATTGGGTTTTCCTCAATGGCAGATAGCACAACGCCGTGTAGAGACGAGTCTACTATAGAGGTTATAGCAGAATTGCATTTGCCGAATGCTGTTCTAGCTGGATCACCAGTGCCGTCATTTGGTGTTGTTCCTAAATCAATTAAATCTATAGCCATTTTATTCCTCGTCTGCTGTTCTAGTTGTTGAATCTGCCGTAATAGCAGTTGTATCTGCTGTAAATGCCACCAAAGCAGCACCTATAGCAGTTGTTAAACCTATTCCTAACCTTAATCCTAATGCCATATTATGTCTCCCATAGCGGGATGACGTAATCAATCCCATTTACATTTATTTTTACATATGTATCTGGCGCGCTCATGTCAACCGTGCTTGAGCTAGTCCAGCCAGCATCAACGGTTGGTGTGTCCTCTAATTCAAATAATCTTGGAGCGCCAGTCCCGCCGACTGCAACAAAAATCTGATAAACTGATTTTACAAGCCGCTGCATAAACCCGCCGATATTTAAATCTTGGGGTATTTTTTGAGGTGGTGGATTTAATATTGTCATTTTCTACCTATATGATGTTACTATTACATATCCATCTTGACCAGCATCGCCAGCCACTGTGCCAGCCGCACCAGCCGCACCAGCATCGCCAACAGTTATGGTTTCAGTTGCACCAAGACCAGAAGTAATATATTTACGTGAATACCCACCAGCTCCACCGTGTTGCCCAAAGTCCCATGTCGAACCACCTTTATAGTCATAACCAGCGTCACCACCTTGCAGCAAAATGCCGTTGTAATCGCCACTTGAGCCTACACCATCAGTTCCACGCCCTTGATGAATAGCGTTACCACCTACACCACCTGCACCACCTGTCGCAGTACAATGCGCACCAAAAGAAGAAGCCCCGCCAGCGCCGCCAGCGTTCGCATTAGACGCACCACCGCCACCAGAACCAGCGACAACCTCTACATTAACTTTAGTTGTCCCAGATGGTTTCGTCCAAGTGCCACCTGCTGTGAATGTTTGAGTGTCTACCAATGCACCAATAACATCCCTCCATACTGGCAGACCAGAGTCCAATACTAAACTTTGGAGATCATCACCTTTTGCCAGTCTAGATATTTGAGTATTTGCATCAGCGTAAAGTATATCGCCAGCAGCGAGGCTTTGCACAGTCCCCATATTACCGTTGAATTGCCACGTTGTATCACCACCAACCAACATACCGTTGCCATTCGGTGGAATAGTCCACGTTGTTGCGCCGTTGATCGTTTCTATACTGTTGCCGTCAATAGTAACAACACCAGTACCAGCATTAAAGATAGTCGCAATAAACGCATTTGAAACACTAGCAATAGCTGGGAGCGTTAATGTTGTAGTTCCAGTAACGTTAATTTGTTTATTAGCATGCTCGGAAGAGGTTAACACTGTATTAGATGTTATAAGAACCGTACCCTCACCAAACGATAAACCAAGCGCATTATTGTCTATCATCCATATTTCGCCAGTGTCACTATCCGCAGCGGCTTGACTTGGATACAACGCAATCTTATACGATTCATCAAAATGTGGTATAATGATTGTTCCTGATATTTCAGGGTAACCGTTGGCATTTAAAGCCGCGCTGGTAACAGTTACGCTTCCTGCTGTATCATTTGCCATTAATATAGTTGAAGACGTTCCTGCGGCGTATCCTTTAAGGACAGCACCAGAATATGGGTCTCCTGATCCGTCAACGTATTGAATGGCGGTATGTGCTATTGGTTGATATCCCATTTAATTTCCTCTCAAATCTTTTAATGTCTGTTTATTTTCCTTGAGATTAGATAAATCGCCTTGTTCTTGTGTGGCATCACCTTTCAACATCTCAATAATAAATATTCTATCCGCGCGTAATTGTTTTATAATTTTTTTATCAGTTTCTTGTTTAATGGCTTTTTCCGTAGCTTTTAATAACCCGCCAAGCTCTTTGGTGGCTTTAGAGGAACCCTTTACAGTATCAGATACAATATTATTAGCTCGCCTACCAATAGCTTGAGCTGTAGTTTCTTTTACTGCGCCTTGTCTAGCTATCAATTCCGCTAGTTTTTTTGCTTTATTAACTTGAACCCGTGTCGCAGCACCTCTTGTAGCCAATGATGTGGCTTGTGATGCGGCTGCCGCGCCTAAACCACCGCCAGAAGAAAGGGCTATAATTGGATTTAATCTACTACCAACTACTCTTAACGTATCAACTATAACACCAGTTTCTGCTGCATTCTTTATGGCTGCGCGCTCTACTTTATTAAACCCTTTTATTCTATTAGGATTATTTAATAATGTTCTAAAACCTGATTTAATGCCTTGCGCTGGGCTATCCATTAGCTCAGCTCTTGTTATAATTCTTTCGACATCATCTAGCTTACGTGATGTCGACCATACACCCCTAGCCTCGACTAATGACCTAAACCCTTCTTTACCACCAACCACACTAGTCTCTGCCGCTTCCTCTATCATCTTTCTAAAATTACTTTGAACATCAAGAACCTTTTTACCTTGTTTTTTGACGCGCCCAAATTCTGTGAATCCATCTATAGCATCACCTAAAAACTCATCTATTGCCTGTGCTCTTTGTAATGTCATTCCCTCATCTTTAAATGCCTCAATATCATCAAATACATCTAGCAAAGGTTTATTGGTTTTTAATCCTCGAACTTTTGGGTCAATATCTAGTAATATCTCTTCACTTTGTTTAATGAAATCATCAGTAAAATCAACCGATAAAGACCCGCCTTTTTGATCCGCTTTATCATAGAGTTTACCCGCAGTTTTTCTTAAATCGTCAGCGTTAGGTATAGGCGATTTCTTTATAACATCAGGCGCTTTCGAAGACAGCTTAATGCTCGCTTGCTGCACTGCATCTCCAGCCTTACCAATTGGCTCTGAAATTTTACCTCTAATTACACCAGTAGGCTTTGGTTTGGGTGTTTTTACTGGCGCTATAAGCGCCCCTATATTTAATGCTGCCTCAACATCTCTTGCAGCGTTTGGGTTCGACTCCCTAAGCTCAGCGATTCTGTTTCCTAAAAACTCTCCGATTGTAGGCTCAGATGCAACATTTGATGGTAAATTTGAGAAAAAGCTTGCCACATCTTGTACGCTTTTGCGAACAAATTGTTCAGCTGGGTCTGGTAAAGCTCTAACACCCTCCTCGATAACCTCACCACCAACATCAAGTATGCCACCAGCCGCTTGACCAGCTTGTTGTAACCCCGACCTGATAGCGCCAATCTCACCGCGCCCCTTAGCCTCTAAAATCTCCCGCTGCGTGCCAAGCCTTGATTGAATATCTCCACCAATTCTTGACGCTAGACCATCACCTCTACTAACAGGCTGCGCTTGTTGCGGCACTAAAGAACTTCTGCGCTCTAACTCCTTTACAGCAGCTCGTTTTCTAAGTTCTTGTTTTGCTTGCTCTGGCGTAATAGGCATTATTGACCCCCGACTATAGCTTGAAGCTCTTCATCTGTTAGGTTGGTTAAATCTTCATCACCAACAGGTGCTTGCCCAGTTTGCCTCTGTAAAGACTCTATTTGATTTCTTTTCTGAACTATAAAGGCTTTTAATATAGCATCCTTTTCCTCTGGGCTTGCGTCGACATTACCAAGAGTAGCCCTTAAGCTATCACCCTCAGCAGCAGTAAATGCCGCACCAAACGTTGTTCTTAATAACGGCAGAACTTCGTTATCAACCGTGGCAATAAATTCAGCCCTAGATACAGCACCTTCGCCAACTGGTAAGTTAGCTTGTCGCAAAAGCGCATCCCTAGTTTGACCAGCTTTTGTAAACGTTGCTTTTTTACCTAAAGCACTTAGTTTGTTTACTACTTTTTCAAGATTAGGTAATTGAGCCATTTGTGCATCTAAACTTGTTAAAGCCTCACCTTTTTCTTTTGCAACTATTTTAGCCACCTCTACTGCGCTTGCAACTTGTGGCTCTAATTCCAACTCTGCCTCTAATTTACCTGTCTCTTTTGCTTTTGCCTCCCCTTTTGCTAAAGCTCCGGTAGCACTAATCGCACCAGCCGCAGGGATTAAAGCTCCAGTATCATCAAATGCTAGGTTCTGATTAAAACCACCTTTTATCAACCTTAATGCTTGTGCTTGTGATAATTCTGGGTCTTCTGCGATAAGCCTATCAATCAAACCACCAGTTGCACCAGCGCCCTGCCCACTGCCTGATTTTATCACGCCAGTTTTAAGAGCCACATTATGCAGCGCATTTAGCCTATTTATTATAGCTGGATCACCAGATTGTAGCCCATCTAGCAACTCTTGGGAATCTTTAGAATCAACACCAGCAGCGTTTAATGCTGCCACTCTATTGCTAACAAAATCAATAGCACCCTGATTATCGCCAGCATCAAGAAATTCTTTCGATATAGAACCAGCAAGCAACATATCCTCTAATGATTTATTAATATCAGATCGCTTAACCCCAGCGCGTTCTTTTTCAAAAGAAAAGCGCTTTATCTCGTTATTAAATTCTCTATCCTCCGCAGCAATAGCATCAATCCGCCCCTGCCTTTCACGGTCAAAGTCTATATCTTCGCGCTTTTCAACATCAAGGCGCTCTTGCCGTCTGTCCTGTTTTAAAGCACGGCTTGTTTGCAGACCACTTCTAAATGAATCCGCAAAACCTACTGGCTTTTGTGTAGCTATTATTTCTGCTAGTCCCATATTTTTTATCCTAAAAATGTTTGTGATGGTTTTCTGCCAGGAGACGGTACGCCACCACGGATTGATCCGCCGCCGCCAGTTCTTGTAGTTCCAGTAAAGAAATCACCTATACCACCTAAATCACCGAAACCACCAGTTGCTGCTGTTGTCCCTGCACTAATAAGATCATTTCTAAGTGATTTTAAACCAGCATCTTTAGAAAGAATGCCGCCAGCTACAGCCTCGCCGATTTGCCCTTGTATATTCGCGCGGTTAATACCTAACTGCTGTTCTAGCCCAGCTATACTGCCTGCTGCTGCCTGCCCACGATCAAACATTGCGCCACGTTGACCAATACTTGTATTTAACAAATCGCTACCAAGTAACAATAAACTATTCTGTAAAGCCTCAGCAGTTCCACCGCTCCCAATCTTACCACGTGCCGCTTTATTAGAAAATATATCTTCCCTAGCTCTAGTTGCTAACGATTCAAAGAACGGGTTATCCTCAATAAAAGCTTTTTGCGCAGTCGGATCAGTTATTAATGACTCAAGCCCCTGTGAACCAGCAATTGCCCTGTCACGGAACGGCTCGAACTCTGCTTGTGCGGCTGCCGTTGTGTCTTTTAAGATATCCTGTGCAACATTTAATCTTGATTCAAGTGCGCCTGCAGCTCTTTTACCTGCTCCTGTACTAAAAAATCCCAATTTCTTTCTCCTTAAATCCCTATTTCTATATCCATAACTGCCGAATGTATCGAATAATAAACTGGATCAGATGTTTTTATCCGTATAATTCTTTCTGTAAAACTACCCAACACAAACCATTCTACTTTCCATTGGAACTCTCCAAGTTTGCCAGTTTTACCCCAATATTCGTTACCAAAAGTACGCCCGCCATCATCACTAAATGACAACATTATCACAGGATCAGACCCTTGACCTGTTATTAAACCATTTCCAGTTTCTAAGATCAGCTCAAAACGGTTCATTTCTATTCGCTTACCAGCCGCGCCGAATAAGCCACCATGTAATGGCGCTGTATCACGTGTTCGTATGATAGTCTCGCCGTTATTTGTGTAACTATCAAAATCAAGTTCGTAAATATTACCACTAGCAAAATCACCTAACAGGTGTTTTCTATAAGCGAATACATATGAATTTGCTATACTACGTGAGCCAACACTACCGCTTGACCATTCAAACCATTGCCCGCCCTCTGGGTATATCCATGTCTTACCCTCAATAGGGAATGTCAAAACATAAACGTCTTGCCCCTGTAGATTCATAGTCCAACCTATAGCATCGCTAACGGTTGTGTATTCACTAATAGCTCTATTTATAGCATGTGGGCTTACAGCTTGCGCAGTTGAGCCTATAACAGCATAAACTTGATTATCATCTGCGAGGAAATACATAATTTTATCATTTTGAGCCACTGAATGAATCGCAGCTAAACCAATTGGCATCACACCGTCTTCTATTCTATCAAACGGCGGTGCTCCAACGCCTGAATTCCACCATGTTTCTATGGTTTTTTCGCCCATCAGATAAAGAGTTTGATTAAAAACATATACCCTCAACAGGTTATCTGCGTTACTTTCAGCAGTCGCATAATTAAGACCATCAATAGCCAAAGGATCACCAACATTAGAAACTCCAAATCTAGCATCGTCACCGTCATAAATAGCTCTATTGTTTAAACTAGCACCAGTGTTCGGAGTTTCGAAATCAACATCAGTCGCCAGTGTTAATGTCGCGCCGTCCCACTCATACACAGAACCATCAGTAACAACACAAACGCTATCACCAAGACCAAAGAAAATACATCTTTCAGTTCCTGTTATTGTGCCAAGTGCCGTAACTACTTTATTGGAATCAATACTATATAGAGTTGTTTCTGTTACCTTATACAATAAGCCTTTATGCTCAAACATACCACGGTCAGCATTACCAACTGTGGCAGTCCATAGCTTTAATGCTGGAAAGCTCTCTAATATATACGGGCTTTTTTCTGCTGCGTTATCTTGTTTCTGTGGAAACCAATTGCGAGTAACTTGAGCTGAAAGCGGCAACGACTTATGTTTATAAGTTCCACCAGTGATATTTACATCAATAGTTGCCATTAATAATCTTTAGCCTCGCTCTGGGAAACGTAATTATTTGCTGTGTATTTGCGTATTTCTTTTTCAGCGATAGTCGCATCAGTTTTTATTCGTATATATCTTGAATCCGATACGCCGTATGTATTAGCGCAACTTGCTGCTACCAAAGACACAACATTATCAACGATAGCATCTGGTACTGATCCTGTACTCGCCCACGTAGCGTCACCACTGCTTTTTAACTTAGCATAGACAACATTATACGCAGTTTCAATTCTAGTAGCGTCCTGTGATTGCAATGAGCCATTAAGAGGCAATACGCCCAACTCATTTGCAGCTAAATCACGAATCTCGGACTTGGTTTTAGACATTTTGCTCTAACTTCTCATAAGCTTCGTTTACTGTGCTTTTTGTTCTGTTTTCTAGCTCAACACCAGCAGCCTTCAAAGCTGAGTATTTCTCGCCATATGTCGGCTCAACATCAATAATATTATCTTGCACATTATCGCCATGCCTAAAACATTTATTGCCATTAAGTTTTGCTATAAGCTCGCCATCTTGAACATCAACAGGAATATTAAGCTCAAAATAAACACGTCCCATAAATGTTATTCTTGACGGACAATCGTCACCGTCACCAATATAAGTAAATTGCATAGTTTATCCTTTCAAAGATACCGTTTGTGTTAATGATTTTATCTCTACGCCAGCTTGCACCGCTCTTGCCGTCTTTGCCATGCGTTCATATGCTTGTTTACAGCCATCATGCGCCGTGTAAGACGTTTTAAGTTGCGATATCCTGCATTCTAGCTCATCCATCTTTGATTGATGCTGTAAGGCTAGTTTAGTGAATTCAGTTTCGTTAAATATACCAGTGTTTATATCGCCTACTAGGTTTTTCCCATAAATAAACGACGCTTTACCTAACGCAGAGCCATCGGGAATAGTTACTTTAATTCCACGTCCCTTAGCGAAACCAATCCATGCTTCCATACAAGGGCGTTGGTAAAAGTACTCATCATCATCAACCGCCATATCAATGCCATACAGGGCTATTTCAGTTGCGTCCATAAGTATAGCATAAGCCATCATGTATGCACATGACGAGGTTAGATATTGACTACCAAATAACTCTATTGCTTCCTGATATGGAAACTTTGTCACATTACCAGATTCGATAGGAAAACTATCACCTACAATTAATCTTCTCTCAAGAGCAACTAATTTCTTACAATAATCAGCATCAAAAGCATTTTTGCGATCTTTAACAGGTGTTTTATCCTGTCTTTGACCTAAATCCTCATGTATTTCAAATATTCTATCAACACGGCTATATATATTAGCTCTAACACCTAATACCCATATATCCCATGAGCTATCATCAAAAGGGGCTAACATTTCAGTGCTTGGCGCACCACCAACTATTGCTATTTTCATGTTTTCCTCTTTTATTAATACACCTTAGTATACTAGTAAAAAAGGAAAAGGGCAAGGTTTCCCCCGCCCTAATCTTAACTAATCAATGTAACCGTAAAGCTCTAAAGTAATAGTACCAGTTGTTGAATGCGCAGCATCCGCAACAGTACCGTAAACTTCAAGTTCACCTTTTGGATCAGATGTTTGACCATTAACGAAGTCCCATGCTGGTAGACCGATATTCTCGATACCAGTAATAGCACTTGCACTACTAGCAGTTGCTAGTGCGTGACCGTTAGAGATAGCATCTGGATCATCCGTAATGTTAGCATTAACCGCGCCAAGACCTAGGTCAAGAGTTGGTGCGCCAGCAGTTGACAAATCATCCCAGTAAACATGAGACGATCCAGTCAGGCGTGCGTTGGATGGGATTGTACCGAAATAAACGGTTGATCCTGCTGCGGTTGCGGCTGCAAGTTCTACAGTTCTCACAATGAGAGCTTTCAAACTATTAGCGTCACCTTTCCCAGCTACCGCGTCAACGGCATCCTTACGATTGGTTGCTTTTATTGTATATGAAGTAGGCATATTTAATTTCCTTTCCTACGATTAAGAGTCAACAGAAGCACTATGGTAACTTGTCAAAAGCCCATGTTGCTTGCCGTTATAGAACAGTTTTTTGATATCATGTTTAGCAGACACCGCAACACCATTAAGGTGATCATAATCATCCTCTTTACGGCGTTTAAAGTCTGCTGTTTTACCAATACCAAATCCAAGCGCTTGTGCACCACAAAGGAAGCCGACACCAACACGACTTGATGAATTACCACCAGTTGCGAGTGAGTCGCCTGTTGCGCCTGCGCCCCAGCTACCTTGATAAGCACCAGCACCAGTTCCATCAATAAACTTGTCTAAGTCAGGAACTTCTTTGATAAGGATATTATCCCACATCAAGTCACCACCTTTAAACAAAGGATTATTAAGACCTCTAGTACGTGCGTCACGATTTGCCGCAGTCATTACTGTATCAACTGAAAGATCACGGAAGCCATACTTACCAACGAAGAACACATAGAAAGGCTCATCGCCATCTAGTGTAACTGGGCGAATAAGTGGATCAGCATCAGCAGCCATACGCTTCATAAGAGAAAGCATACCAGTGTCTAGCTTATCGTTTGTAGTATCGATAGTAGCAAGAGAAGTAGTATGATCCCCAGAAGTTGTATTACCCTTAGCAGAGCCATAAAGCACGCGGTCAACGTTATTAGTTAACCATGTATCCATATTAGCACCAGACGCAGCCGTAGCACCTGTTGAACCTGTACCAACACCACCACCATAATTGTAATATGTTCCACCAGCTTCAATAGCACCAAACGCTTGAGTAATTTGATCGCGTTTAAGTTCCATCATCCAGTTCATAAGTGCTGGACGAGCTTCACTAAACAAATCAAATTCAGCCTTTTCGTTTTCCTCATTATCAATCAATACACCTTGTCTAAGGTATGTTGGTTGTAATGTTGCCGCGAAATTAGCAAGTGGTTGCTCATTACCACTAAGTTGTGTACTACCACGAACACCGCTACCAGATAGTTTTGCAACCAATGGGATTGATGTTTTTTTACTCTCGGTAGTTACTTGAATAATCGAGTTTGAGTTATTGCCGATATATGGCTCATAACGCCCACCACGAACATATTCGCGGCGAACCTCTTTTCTAAATTTAGTGACCTGATTGTCACTATGTATTGATGAACTAGTCATTTTCTTAGCCTTTCATTGCTAGAATACAGAATCCCCGAACATTTCGTCCACATCATCCATTTTCACCACAGGTACTGAGTTAGCACCAGCGGCTGTAGCATTAGTTAAATTAGGCACTGCAACGGCAGACTTATTACGCAATTCAGCTTTGGTCGGCTCTTTCTTAACAGGTTGCACACCAGCTTCACCAAGTATTTCCGCTCTTAACTCATCCTTTTGCGCTTGTAGATAAGCTTTCGCTGTATCGTAAGCATATTTAGACGGGTCAGTATTAGCATTAATATTAGTGACTAAAGTCTCATCCTGACTTGCGAGGAATTTGAAAGTAGTTTCCATCTTCTCGTAGTCATCATAAGTTTCTAGCGCTGTTTCTCTTGATGCATCAAACCGCTTAGTGCGCTCTTCACCAATCACAGTCTTTCTGACGTGCTCTTTAAAGCCATCAGGATCATCAACTGGATCGGGTGCATCAATGTCTTTTTCGTACTTCTGTCTGTATTTAGAAAGTTCCGCCTCGGCTGATTGACGCTTTTGTCTTTCGTCTTTCAGTGCCGCGATTGGAATCGACTTCACTTCTTCTACGGCTGGCGGCTCCGCTTCCTCCTCTTTATCAGATTCGGGTTCTTGTTCTTCGCCCTGTGCTTCGTCACTCTCTTCGACTTCGCTTTCCACCGTTTCGGTTTCTTGCTCAGGTTTCAGGCTCTAAAGCCTCTCCTAGTGTAGTCATAATTTACCTCATGAAATGCGACCGTAAATGCGTCGTCCATATTCGCCCGTTTGCTCGGCGGCAGCATAAGCACTAAACGTGCGTATTCTTATCAGACGTAACCCTAAATATAAAAAAGGGGTTATGTCCGCTATAAATCTATTTTATTAATTAAATCAGATAGCTAAACAATCACCTGTGGATTTTCATCAGGTGAGTTTAGTAATGATATATTCTCTATTGAAAGCTGTTCCGCTTTCTTAGTAGTGTACTGAGCTTCTGCAAACGTCTTGGCGTTCTTGACCTCAAGTGCTTGTGATTCTTTCTGCGCAACATCGCCAGCGGCTTGCGCTGCGGCTTGCCTACGCGCTTCAATCTTCTCGATAATCTCATCTTTACCCCGTATATTCGACAAATCAATAAGCTCGATAATATCAACATCAGCGCCTTGAGCGAATTGCAACAATTGACTGAATTGCTCTTGCTGTGCGTTTATTGTATCGAATGATTGTTCTAGTATAATATCCACATCTAATTCTGTTGTGTTATTCTTAATGGTAACGATTTCTTGCAGCTTTTCTTGTGCTTGCTGCGCTGTTTCTGGGTTCTGCGCTGCGCTCATTAAGAACTGGAATGATGCAGCGGCTTGTTTCCTTACCTCAATATCAAGACTTTCGTCGTTGACCTGCTCTTCAAGCCAGTCTTGCGCCGTTACTTTATAGTTTAAACCAACCCATCTTAGATTATCTTGGTTATCAGTAACACGTATCCACTTTTCTTCATTCCAGAACTGCTTAACACGCGCCCATATTTGCCTGTACACGCGCTTTTCCCAATTATTAAGCAATTGGTACTGCCTGTTAAGCTCTAACGCCCCTGCGCCCTGTAATTTCTCAATAGCGCGCCCTGATAAGTCACCAGATTGACGCTCACCAGATAATTGTGCGTTTAATGATACAGCGTCCAGTTCTGTTTTAGCATCTTGATAGAGTAAGAATTGCCCCTGTGCCATATCCCCAGTTGGCAATACACCAAAATCCTTACCGAATGTCTCACCGATAAACTCGACATGCCCATTAGGTTTTGCTAACTCACGCTTAATAGACTTAACATCTTTCTGCTCACCCTTACGCCCGAACGTTTGACGCTGCGATAACAAATGCAATGCCTTAGACCTACGATGGTTTATCTCATCTTGCTGGGATATAAAGCCTCTAACCTCACCATAACGCTGGTTATCTCTATCAATGTTTGCACATACAATCTCAATAGGGCAGCTTGGTTGACCGAATTCATCTAAATACGGTGATTCTTGCGGCTTAACAACATCAACCTTACCAGCAAATATGCTCATCATCCATGTAGATTTATGTATGTAAAACTTTAGCGTTAAGCGCGCTCGCTTGCCTCTTGTGTCGATCCAGTCAGGCTTATCTTCAAAATCCCATTCATCCCCGCCATTACCTTGTGACATAATTGCATCTATATCAGCTTTAGGGAATTTCTCTTTAATCTCATCAGTAGACATCCACATCATCATGCCTTTATAGCGGGCATCACTATAATCTTTCTTGCGTGAGTATGGGTCGTAAAACAAGCTATCCCACGGGATATGTCCAATATTTACTTCAACCTCACCAGCGCCGTTTTCTTGCACATCAACAATAACACCTGCTTCGCCCTCAATAAAGAAATCAGCCGCTACATCACTTTTTAAATCTGCGAAGTCGTTGTTCTCAGTTACAAACCGCAATGCATCCGTAACGGCATGTGCAGCCTCATCATGCTTTTGAGTGCGCGGGTATGCTTTAGGGTCAGAGGCACGTAATATATACATACCAACAAGCCCCTCGACCTTAGGCTTTACACGATTAACAATTATAGCAGCTTGCCCACGAGCTTTTAGGTTAGCAATCTCAGACTCAGTCCATTGATTATGATTATAATAGTCGCGGTCACGCTCCTGCAAGCGTCTATTGAATAATGTCGCTTCAAGGAACTTATTAACGTCCTCCATTTGCTCTACATCATTTTCCATTCGTCATCGCTTTCTTCATCAAAATCATAGCTATCTATAGCTTTTGCGGTTTCTGTTAATATCATATCTCTAGGTGAGTATGTTTGGTCTAATATCCTGCCAAACAATCCGCATACATCGACTTTATCGTCGTACTTCCCATTGGGAAACTTAAGTAATTGGCTTATTAATTCCTCACCCCAAGGCGTATTTGGTATCTTAACCTTACCTTGAGACGCTAACGCTTGGAACGATCTTGCGTTCGCTGCTTTATTCTTATTGGATGAAATCCATTCTAATCTAAAATAACAACCTTGTACGCGCTGCTCTTTCTTTAGGAACGGCTCAACACTACGTCTGATTGTTCCGCCCTCAGCTACCCAAACAAACGGCTCATGTCGTCTTACAAGCTCTATTTCCTCATTAATCCATACATCAGGTGTTGTTTGACCAGACCACCAATCTACAATCCATAGATTCTCTTCTTTATCAAAACCAGCAACGCCATGTTCTGTATAATCGCCGCCACCATCTGTGACAGCATAATCACTTGCGCCGTATTTATACAAATTAGGCTCATTGCCTATATCAAAACGCTCAAACCAATTGCGTTTGAAGAACTCACCATCATCAGGGCTAGGTTCTTGCATCATTTGTCCAGAGAATGTCCTAGGGTCTGCTTTGCGCTCAGTCTCTAGGTCTTCTAATGTATGTTTAAACTTCCACAAAGGCTCACCTTCGTAAATGGCTGGTAATTTTAAGTGATAAAATTCTTCACCCATTCCACCGCCTAGAACAAACCCAGACATATCATCTTCATGCAATCGCTGCATAATTATGATAATTGGTGTATTTCTATTATTCCTACGTGATTTAATCGTTGTGTTTAAACGCTGATTAACACGCAGTCTTTCGCCCTCGCGCTCCGCATCATCCACCTTAAGCGGGTCATCTATTATTATTGCGCCCTTAAACTCTC